TCTTGTAGGATCATAATCTTTCTGTGCATAACTAGGGACGCCAGCATCACATAGCGTCATTACACCTTTATCATCTTCTTCTTTTAGATTAACATTTTCCCGATTGTCTTTATGTGCTTCAACGCATCCAGGAATATTAACAATAGGAGTTCCAATCTCCATAGTAACTGGAGGGAAAATCGGAACTGCTATCGGTGGGTCAGTTGACATCCACCTTGGAACATTTGGAATTGCAACGTCACGTATATTTAAATTATTAAGACGAATATCAGGAATGGGCATTACTCAACTAACGTCCCATGCGCTTTACGAATTTCACGGAGTTCTCCGAAGTTCTTTTGCTTAGTGCCTCCATCATATGCCCAAGCATATCCTTCAGTAATCATCTGTTCGTTCAACGATGTCTCTCCGTCTCCAATATATAACCAACCAAGAAGGCGACCATACTTACCCATACCACCAACCAGTTCAGTTCTAATGACGAGATCGTCGTCTCCATCGATAGCACCTTCTAGTTTTGCTTTCATCCAGTTAGTAGCATCAATACCTAACGCTTTCTCCTCAAGGTCTCTGGTGCGCTTCTCAGGGGTGTCTACGCCCGCTACACGGACTCTTTCCTTCTTATACAGGTCAAACCCTAGATCAATGGTAACGTCGATTGTATCGCCGTCTACGACCCTATTGATTTCAATTACTCGGAAGTTGTAACAAGACTTCCTGCTTGGTGGAACCATTGCTCCCATTACTCTTTCTCCTCTGAAGGTTTAACACTAATCTCGGTCACAACACTACTAAGTGATACTTCAGTAGCACAAGGAGCACCCGTCAGACTATCCTCAGTAAAAGCATGTGCGGGTCTTGCATCTGCTGCTAATGCAATACCAATAATAGTGATCGCAGCTGAAGTGATAGCAGCAGCACCTGCAACCCACATCTCTAACTTGCGAACTCTTTGACGTAGATTGTCCAGGTCTTCCTTTTCGCGGTCAATGCGTTGATGTACCATTTCGATGCGACGAAGAGAATTCTCTAGAGTGCTATCTATTACAGCAATCTTTGTATCCTGTTCTGCATCTTTATTTGTTAGATCGCTCATCGTCCAACTCCTGAAATGCTATATTCATAATTGTATATATGTAATAAGAAACGCCAAAAAGGAGTATCACCAAACTAATGATGACACTCCAAGTAGGATTATTAGGATTTTCTAACGGACGAAGAAATAAATTCATATATTAGCAATCATTAAACACAGAACCAACTTGCGATCCAACAGTCTCTCCCACTTGATTACCAAGAAGAGTTGCCCATCCTGCTGCTAACCATCCAACATAAGGAATGTTCATTACTGCTGGGGCAATTAAACCTGTAGTGATAGCACTACCTGCCATTGCACCTTGACTCCGTGCTCCAGCGTCCGCCACGATGCACTCTACGTCTTTCGCAGACTTTCCCTCAGATGTATTCGCACCTCCCATATTACGGGTTCCTTCCATCGTATATTGGTCAGATCTAAATTCTGTTCGCTGTTCTCTTCCGCCGCCGAACCAACCTCTTTTCTCTTTATCTAAATCTAATGATCTATGTGATTCTAAGATAGCAGGATCGTTTGCTTTATATTCTATTGTATAACCGTCCTTACCTGCTTCTATTTTATAAGAGGAGTATGGTGTGCCGCGTGGGATGTTAATAGTCGGAACCTGAACCCTTTCAGGTTGTCTTCTAATTAAATGTCCCAGCACACCAATATGTGCTACTGCTACGACACTACCAACGGTAATCGCAGTCCATTTGAGGTAAGGTTTCATGTCACATCTTGTATGGTGGTTGATCTGTAACGATTTTGATGGGTCCTTGCTCGACTCTAATGGTCTGAGCAGGTGCTGTTTCCTTTGCGGCAGCAATCAGTCTCTCAAGGTCTGCTTTAGTAATTCCACCAGCGGCACCACCAGCAGCAGCGGCAGCACCACCGTTCTGCATCTTCATTGTTCCGTCACCAGACTTTTTCGCCGTCTGAACCCCGAACGTAGCTAAAACTCCGGTGAAGACGCTGGCTATAAATGTCGGATCGATCTTCTGCTGTGGCAGGTTGGGGATAGTCACATAGTTTAATGTGAGAATACCACCAGACCAAACAAGAATCCCCAAACGAACAAAAGTTGAAAGAATGGCAAGGTGCTCTTCAGAGTCCTCTACCTTTTCTTTCAACTTTCCTAAGGGTCCTTTTGGTTTTTCTTGTTTTACTTCTTCCTTCTTTACTTCTTCAGGCATGAGTCACCAGCAAAGGTAACTCTATTTAGAAATAAAATTATTCTCAACCAACCATTCACGAGTCATAGGTGTGGGTTCATAGTCAGTCCACATAGTCCCAGCAGCACAAGACTCAAGTGCTGCTGCAGTCATGCCCTCAGTATGACCTGCCCAGTATGCTTCTTTTTCCCAGGGGATTGCCTTTGGTTGAGACTTATAAGTATCCTTCGCAATCGCTTGATACATCTTGGGAACATCTTCTTGGTCGTGAATAATAGCAATGAAGTTGTTCTCGATGGTCCCCGCCATACAGTCTTGAGCAGCGTGCCATCCTTCATGTCGCATCACTGCCATCATAGTACCAGGGCGATGCATATGGACAACGTTCAGAAAGAAGTTGTTACCCACAGTATGATAGACACCACGATGACCAACTGGGAAGTATCGCATGTCTGCTAGAAAAACCCTAGCTCCGACCTTATTAAGTGATCGGACGAGAGAGTTAAACTCATCAGCAACAATACTATAATCAATATCAGCCAGTTCCTCATGTTTGTTGAGGTCAGAAACTGTTTTAAGTTCTTGGACATGATCGGTACACTCTAGGAGCAACATACACCCCTGAGCATGAGGAGTGAAGAACTCATCCTCTGTGATCGGGTCAGCAAGTGCTGGAGCAGACATAGCAGCTGCTGCTAGCAGACTCATAATAATTTTTTTCATATCAGAAAGGCGTAGTTGGAATAGCGCCGCCAGTAGCAGCAGGAAGTTCAGGCAAAGCAGCATCCATCATACCAGGAAGTGCTTCTGCAATTGCCTCTGTTGCCGCTTTAGCGACACGCTCTTTGACGCTCTCAGCGATAGCGTCACGACGGAGATAAACAACTGTTCCTCCACCAATAATACCAGCAGTTCCTACAAATGATAGAACTGCTAATACATTAATTACTTTTTGCATAATATGCCTCGTAGTATTTTACAATCCCACTTGTTGTAGAATTGCCTTGTGAAACCCAATCATGAATACACTCATATATTGACTGGTTTGTATATTTAGGTTCTCCGTTTGATATCAATACCGAACCAAACTTCTTGAATAGAACGTTTAGACCTTGTGTTCGCACATCCATTCGTTCATCACTATATCTCCAATCAGCGGTGGACATTTTCAGAACCTCCTTGGAAGTTTTCAGATCCACCAAGAGGATTTAGTTGAAGAGTAGTGGATGCACCTTGAGTTGCAATATCATACATTTTTTGATGAATGTCGTCAGGTTCAACAGAAAATTCTTTTTCTCTTTCCTGACGATTCTTTTTAATTTCAGTTTCCATCTCCATGTAATCCATCTGCTTTTCAGACATTACAGGAGCAGGACCAAACCATTCATCATCCTCTAGGTAAACAGGAGCAGGAATACCGACGTAAGGAGGACTATCCATTTGAATGCAGTCCACAGTGTTTTCATCAATTGCACATTCAATCTTTTCTTCCTCGATTACCCATGAACCTGTTGCCTCGGGAGAATAAAACATTTGCCCCAGTGTTTCCTTGATTGCCTTAATGATCATGTCTGCCAGTGGTAATGGTAGAAGTTTCCTCTATTATGACACATCGGGTCTTCAGATGCAACTCTATGTCTGAGTTGACTCTGACCTTTAAAGTCAGTTCGATCACCGATGATACTGTATGCCTTCAGTAGGTTTTTACGACCTTCAGAGGACTTAAGTCTATTTACAAGAGCAGGATTTGCTGCTGGTCGCCATTTGGTGAAACCCTCATATTGTCCAGGGGAATACACAACATTAGCGACAGTATTAGGGAAATATGGAGAACGCACACGATTCAAAACAGAGACTGCTACACAGTATTCATCCATAGTTCCCTTTGCTGCTTCGACTTGAATCGTCCTCGCAAGGTGATCATAGTCCATAGCAGTTAATGCTAAAATAGTCGCGAGCATAAAAATAGGGAACATGTCCGATAAACAGTCCCCTATCTTAGTATATTAATTTGTTTTTGTCAAGCGTTAGGGGCATAGACAGGAGTCATAAGACCACCGTCTGGACCATTGTCATCATCATCAACATTTCCATCACTCAATAGGGCAGCAAAGATAAACCCTCCTATCATGGAAGTTGCTATGAGTAACATATCGTTCACCACAAACCAGGAATAATCTGACCAGTGGTTGCATAACTACCCATCGCAGCGATCACTCCGATCATTGCTGCCCAACCGTTAATACGTTCTGCTTTTTCATTCATTGTTTTTTTCCTCTAGTGTTTTGTTTGTAATGATGATCTTTTGACCATCGTGACTAAATTGTAACTCATCGTCTGGATGCCACAGTAGCTCTTCATACAAATCGTCGAGTTTCTGGACATCTCTCCATAGTGCATTTGGATCAGGCATATCAATAAAGTGCCTCTTCTTGCTCTGTTTCAATTACACAATCAGATGTGGGATATGCAACACAAGTGAGTACAAACCCTGCATCAAGTTGGTCATCATCCAGGAAAGACTGATCACCCTGGTCTACAGTACCGCTTACAATCTTACCAGCGCAAGAAGAACAAGCACCAGCACGACAGGAGTAATTCATATCAACTCCTTGCTCTTCAGCAGCGTCGAGAATGAACTGATCATCCTCGCAGGTGATTTGTTGTTCACCTTCAGGAGTTTTGAGAGTGATATTAAAAGTCATTAGTAAGTTTCAGAAAGTTGTTCTACAGAATATGCCAACAAAACAAAGAAGGCAATCGATGTAATTGTAAACAGTGTTGAAGTCATTGTCAAGTAGTGCGGTTTACTTCGTAGATAGTAGAGTCACCATAAGTCTTATGGTCCTTGTATCCTACCATACGACCCTTCGTGTTCTGAAGGGCAGGCATGAATACGATGAAGAAGAAAACTCCTGGTGCGCCAATAAAGACGACAGCAACAATGACATAATAAGTCAGGAGTTCAGTCAAGTCAGGCATAATCAGATTCCGAATGCTCCAAAGAAGAAGAGACTACCAGTGGTAGCGTAAGAGATTACTGCTGCTACAAAACCAAGCATCGCAGTGCGACCGTTCAGTTTTTCTGCTTTCTCAGCATAGGTTTCATAACCATAGCGTTCTGCTGCGGTTTGATCAACGTACATACGTGGTTCACGAGCGAACAAATTTTGTTGTCCGCGCTCATTAGTCGTTACAGTCATTTACTTTATGTTGTAAATCTTTACATATTATATAGTAAAAAAGCAGCCCCGTCAAGGGCTGCTATGTAGTGATTTATACTTATATCAGTTAAGAGTTTCAACAGCAGCAAGAGATTTCTGTCGAAGATCCTCTGGGAGAGGTACATATCCCAAAGAATCTGAAACCGCTTGCGACTTTTCGCTCAACATATAACGAAGAGTTTCCTTTACTCCAGTTTTGGATTCAGGATAGGCAAGAATCCAAGTCAAGGACACAATGGGATAAGCATTGGCACCTTCAGGGTTTGGATCTGCTCCACGAAGTTTATCGTCTAGAACAATTTTGGCAAGTC